GTCTAGCAACAAGGAACACATTCGGCGCATGCTGAACGATCCGGCGCTGGCCTACTTCCGCGTCTGGAAAGGGCGTGTGTAATGGCGCTCTCCAACTACACAGAACTGTTGGCCTCGGTCGCATCGTGGATGAACCGTACCGACCTGACAGCGGTCATCCCCGACTTCGTTGTCATGGCTGAAGGCCGCATTGCCAACGATCTGCGCATTCGCCAGCAACTCACCACGGACGTTCTGACGACCGTAGCTGGTACGCAGGCTGTGACGCTGCCCTTCGATTACCTCGAATTCGAGAACGTCTCGATTGCTGGCGGGACGGAAACACAGTGCCTGTACTCCACCAAGGAGCACTTGGACGCGAACTATCCCGATGGCGGTCCTCAAGGCCGACCGGCTGTGTTCTCCATCGTGGGAAACAGCATCCTCTTTGGGCCGACGCCTGACGACGCCTATACGGTGAACGTCGAGTATTACGGGCGCTTCGACTCGCTGGCATCGACGCCAACGAACGGCCTGCTGACCTATCAGCCCAATCTCTATCTTTACGCCTGCTTGCGCGAGGCTTCCCTGTTCGTCATGGACGATGAGCGGGCTTCGCACTGGGACGCGCTCTACAAAGGCGTTGTGGCGAACCTCAAGAACGCTGACGAGAACGCCACGCACAGCGGCTCCTCGCTTCGGGTGAAGGCACGATGACCCCGCTTCTGGGTTTCATCCCCGATGCAGATCCGACGACGCCGGGGATCATCACTGACTGCACGAACCTCGAACCCTATGAAGCAGGCTTCAAGGGTGCTCCTACGCCTGTCACCGTGGGCGTTGCTGCCCTGGCTGCTGAATGCCGCGGTGCAGTGGTTGCAACCAAGCTTGACGGCACGAGACGCCTGTTTGCAGGCACTCAGACGAAGCTCTACGAACTGGCTGGAACCACATGGGTGGACCGTAGCGCGGGTTCCTATACCGGGTCGTCGGAATCGCGCTGGTCCTACTGCCAGTTCGGTGATACGACGATTGCGACGAATCTTGGCGATGACATGCAAAGCAGTGCATCTGGTGCGTTTGCAGCGATTGCTGGCGCTCCCAAGGCAAAGGTCGTCGTCTCGGCAACGAACAATTTCGTGATCGCCTTCAACACCAACGAAGGCACCTATGGGTCTAGTCCTGACCGCTGGTGGTGCTGCGCCCAGAACGATCAAACCACTTGGACGCCATCGGTCACGACCTCTGCGAATACAGGGCGTCTTATCGGGGTTGAGGGGGCCATCCAAGCCGCTCTGCCTCTGGGTGACTACGTGGTGGCCTACAAGACCCGCGGCGTGTTCCTTGGCGTTTACGTCGGCTCTCCGGTGGTGTGGCAATGGAACCTGATTCCCGGTGGTGAGTGCGGCGCTATTGGACAAGACGCGGTATGCGACATCGGCGGCGCTCACTTCATCGTCAGCAACGACAACTTCTGGATCTTCGATGGCACGCGCCCCATTCCCATCGGGACGGGCGTCAATCATCAGTGGTTCATCAGAAATTCGAGCTATACGTTCCGCTACCGCACTAAGGTCGTTTTCGACAAGCAGAACGCGCTCGTTCGGATTTACTACCCTTCGGCCACATCGACGGGTGCATGCGATGCGTGCCTGGTCTACCACATTGGAAACAAGAAGTGGGGACGCAACAACATCACGGTTGAGGCTCCGCTGTACTTCATCGCACCGGGTATCACCATCGACGGCTTGGACGCTGCCTATTCAGCGACGATTGACGGCCTGCCCAGCGTGCCGCTCGACTCGCCTTACTGGCTGACGGGTGGGCAACTCCCCGCGGTCTTTGATACGACGCATTCGCTGATGTCGCTGACGGGCACATGCGGCTCCTCTGGGTTCATTACTGGCGACATGGGAGACGATGACGCTGTGACGTGCCTTGAGCGCGTTCGCATCCGCTTCCTGCTTCAGCCTGCGACGGCGAGCTGTACGGGTCGGTACACGATGAACGAAGGCGGTTCCTTCACGGATGGCGCTACCAACACGATCAACGATGGCAAGTTCAACCTGCGTCAATCGGGCAGGTTTCACCGGCTGGCGTTCACGTTCACCGGGGATCACAAGGAGTCGGCCATTGATGCTGTGCCTATCAAGGTGGGCAAGCGATGAGGCTCGAAGAGAACCCGATTCTGCCGACGCAGGCGGATTCCCTGAACTTCACGCTGTCGCGCCTCTTCAGAAACATCGCCGCGAAGGTGAACGCGATTGGTGATGGCCGGCTGGCTGGGTCTGATCTGGTTGCAGCGGCTGTCCCGACAACGGGCACGTATGCGCAGGGCGATTTCATCAAGAACAGCGCTCCGGTTGAGGCTGGTGTCGCCGGCAGCAAGTACGTCGTGATCGGGTGGTTTTGCGAGGCAGGCGGCACGCCAGGAACCCTCAAGCAGTGCCGGTTCCTCACCGGAAATTGAAACCTAACGCCGAGAGGCGCTGGAGAACACATGGCTGATTCAGGCTACACCAACCCCTACTTGGGCCAAAGCAATCCTTACCTACAGTCGAACATCGACAAGGCGCAGGGTGACGTAGTTCGTAACTACAACATGACCGCGCAGCCGGCCTATAACTCGGCGATGGTCAAGTCTGGGAGCTTCGGCAACGAGGGTGTCCAGCAGATGAACGAGAACGCTCAGAAGAACCTCCAAGGCTCTCTTGGTGACATCTCCAACAGCATGCGGATGCAGGACTACAACAACCAGCAGCAGATGTACCAGTGGGATCAGGGGTTCAATCGCAACCTCTACAACGATGCCTACTCGCAGAACATGAACAACCTGCAAACGGGGGTTGGCCTGCTCGGCACGCTGAACGGCTACAACGCGAACGACCTCACGAACGCGAACACCATCCAGAACACGCCGCTTAACTACTGGTCTAACTTCTCCAACGCTGCCAACGGCATGGGGCAGGGCTTCGGCACTTCGACCAGCACGCAGGGCAGCACGAGCAACCCGCTGATGGGTGCTTTGGGTGGCGCGCAGTTGGGTCAGTCTGCAATGGGCTGGTGGAACAACCAAGGCAAGGGCGCATCGGGCAACAGCTACACCGGCTCGAACGACTTCAACGGCACGACCGGCAGCAACTCCATGGACAACTTCATGACCTACGGAAGCTCTGGCGACTGATGAACATCGTCCCATTCCGTCAGGGCGACATGGCCGGCAAGCGAGAACTTGCCATCGAGGATGCCCGCGTGCAGGCAGAGAAGACCAGCGGCATCCGCCAGAAGCTCTATCAGTTGCAAGAGTCGGTAGGGCGTGAACTGGAGCCTGTCGAATGCCCTTTGCAACACGTCTTCGCGCCGGGGGCATACGCCCGGACCATGTTCATCCCGGCTGGAACGGTGATCGTCGGGAAGATCCACAAACACGCGCACCTGAACATCCTGTCTCAAGGCACTGTGTGCGTGAAGACGGAAACCGAAGGTGATCGGGAACTTACCGGCCCGCTGACGATGGTTTCGCCTCCGGGCACGAAACGCGCCGTCTATGCCGTCACGGATGCAGTCTGGACGACCATCCATCTGACGAATGAAACCGACCTTGAAAAGATCGAAGGCGAAGTGATCGCACCGACTTTTGAGGATTACGAGCAATTCCTTTTGGGAGAGAACGCTATGAACAAAATAGAGGTGTCGGCATGACGTGGGGCTATGTGGCTGGTGCAGCAGTCGGCGTTGTAGGTAACGCCATCATGGACAAGGGCGGAAGCGACAAGAACGGCGGCGCAGGTACGCAGACCGTCAACCGTGATCCGTGGCTTGAGGCTCAACCGTGGATCAAGAGCAATCTTGCGTCCGGTCAAGCGCTCCAGAACCAGTACACCGCGCAGCCTTTCAGCGACAGGCAGCAGCAGGCTTACCAGAACCAGTCGAACCAATCCGACTACATGCGCGCTGTCGTCCCGTCCCTTCTGGGCCAGATCAGCAGCCAGCAAGTCGGCTTTGACCGTGCGAACCCGAACGCTCGTCCTGCTGCGTTCAACTTCAATGGTACGGGCGGCGCTGGGGGTGGCTTGCTTTCCATGCTGAACAGCGCTCCGACTGCCGCGGCGAACCTGAACCCCGCTCCAGCGGCTCCGAAGCCTGCCGGTGATTTCGTGAACTTCCAGCAGACGCCGGCCAATCAGTTCGCGGGTGCATGGATCAACCCGGAATCGACGCGCCTGCTAACGGATGGCGGCGCAGCGATGCGCGCTCAGTTCCTGCAAAACAACGGCGGTGCTGGCTACGGTGAATTCAAGTACGGCATGGAAATCCCGAAGCAGGGCACCAAAGCCTACCGCGATTACATGGAATACAAGGCTTACGGCGGTGCAGACCCCTACGGCCTTTACACCGAGCGTGCTGCGCCTGGCTGGGCTAACGCTGGCGGCATGGGTGCGGCTACGGACGATGGAGGCGCTGCGGCGGCTGTCGGTTCTTCGGCTAACTTCTAAGGAACACCATGGCCCCAAAAGAATGGCGAGATGTCATCGGCTATGAAGGCCGCTATCAGGTGTCGCGGGATGGTGATGTCAAGTCACTGAACTATCACCGCCAAGGGTTCGAGAAGGTTCTAAAGTTCGACGAGAACAAGAGTGGTTATCGGCTGGCCTCTTTCTCCACGAAGTCGGCTATGCGGAAGTTCACGATTCACTCATTGGTAGCGGCATCCTTCATCGGTCCTCGCCCAGAAGGAATGCAGATCAACCATATCAACGGCATCAAGCACGACAACCGGGCCGAAAACCTTGAGTACGTGACTCAACCGGAAAACATGAAGCATGCCTATGCGACAGGGCTGCAACGTCCGCATCGCGGGTCGCAGCATGTCAATGCTGTGTTGGATGAAGAAAAGGTACGCAGCATGTTTCGGCGCAAGTCCGAGGGTTGCACTGGCCGCCAGATCGCTAAAGACCTTGGGGTTGGCGAAGGTACGGTTTCGCAGATTCTGCGTGGTCTTCGTTGGAAGCACGTTTCACTAGGAGTGATACATGGGCATTCTTGATTTCTTGCAGCAACCTGACGCACAGTTGGGCATTGGCTTGCTCGCTGCGGGTGGGCCGACGACCGACCCGAACCAAACCGGGTTTGGTCAACGCCTCGCAGGCGCGATGAACAGCGTTACCGCGAACCAGCAGATTGCCCTTCGTGCCAAGCTGATGCAATCGCAGATCGACGAGAACGCGGCACAGAACCTGCTTCGCCAGCAGCAGATGGTCGATGCACAGCGTAAGCAAGCCGTCCTGGCTGAATGGGCCGCTGGCGGTGGTGCGGGCGGGAAGGGTCTGGACTTCTCGCCGGAAAGGCTCGCACAGTTGAAGATCAACGGCACCGATATGACGGACGTTGCAAAGCTGGCTCAGGCGAATTGGGTTGAGAACAAGCAGACGGGCCTGATGTTCAATTCCAACGACCCGAACGACCCGAACAAGCCCGGTGGCTCGACCGTTTGGATGCGCACGCCGGATGGAAAGGTCATTTCGCAGGACATGCGATCAGGCGAGGTCAGCGCCGCGCCGAGTTCTCTCAATACGTTTGGCGGGTTCGAGCAAGAAAAGGCCAAGACGACCCCCGGCAAGGGTGCCATTGGTCCTGACCAGCGCATGTACCCGACGACCGCCGCGCAGGACATGGGCCTTGTCCCGATGCCTTGGGAGCGCGCTGCGTCAATGCGCGGCGGTGGCCCCACCAATGCGTCTGAACGCGGAATGGCTGCCTCGGTCGCAGAGCCTAACCCCGATCCGGTACAGGCCGCACAGCGCGAGCGCGCTAGCATCTTGCGCGAATTGCCAAACGTCAAAGACCCGAAATCTCAGGCTGCGATGCGCTACCAGATCGCTGATCTGGACAAGGTGATTGCGTCG